CATTGGCCCATCCAGCAGTTTGTGGTCCAGTTGCTGGACCCATCCAGAGATCATCATTTTGTTGTCCCATTGGTCTGCTCCTTGAAAAGTTTGACCGTTTCAGATGTTGTATAATGCAACAAGGGGGTGGATTTTACCACCCCCCTGCCGTAGTTTTTTACAGGCCCGGAGTACCCCAGACACCGCGAGGATCGGTCCATCCAAAGATGTAACGCTCGGTTGCCTTGTAGCGCATCGAGTCAGTTTCAAAGTCACCTTCCATGCTCTTTTCGAGCGGACGGCGCATAAGCAACTTCAGACCTTCTGGAGCGTCAGTCTCAACCCACCATGCGGTGTTCGAGGTAAGACGCGACAGGTTCGTGTGGCCTTCCGACAAAACTCCGGTCGTGGTGATCGGGTTAATGTCGTTGTTATTTGTGCCAGCACGAAGCGCCGACTTCAAAAGAACTTCAGCTTGGAAGTAGTTTGAAGGAGCAGCAACGATCTTCTTTGGCTCAAGACGAATCTTTTTGCCGTTGTTGTCCACTGCTTGACGAATCTGAATCAGAATCTGTTCGAGCGAAGTCTGCGAGAGTGCAGCCGAAGTCGTGAGCTGATTCGAGAACGTCTGACCGTTGGCGATTGGATGAGCCGTGTTAACGAGAGACACGCCATCGCCGCCGTTGTAACCGGACGTAAACGCACGGTTGAGGATGTTTGCACCAAGGGTTTCCTTGGTTTCGATGAGCGAACGAGCAAGATGCTCGGCATAGGTGCGGCCAATCGAGATATGATCGCCGTCCTCGACAAGTACCTTCGTGAGCGCAAATGCCATGCCGTATACCCGGTAGGTATAGCGAGCAAGGAAGAGAACGCCACCGCTCTGGTAGGTTACTGGTGTGCCGTCTGGTAATTCAGGAGCAGCACCAAAGCCGAACAGAACAGGCTCTTCGTGATAGTTACGTGGAATACCACGCTGTTCTTTGAACACGGTAGCCCACTCGTCCTTACGGACATTGTAGATACCATCAAAGGTTTCGTTGAGGATTGGCTCAACAATGGACCTAAAGTCCGTACTCCGCATTGGAAGTGCCATAGTTTATGACTCCTTAGTAAGCAGCAATGTTGGCGACGTTCTGGTGCTGAGAGATTTGAACTTGCACGATTGTGTAAGCATCACCCCAAGCATTGTCGATATAGTTCGACAAACCAACCACGCGAAGCTGCGCGTTGGTGGTTCCAGACGAAACGTCCAAAGCAGTTGTTGACAGACCAAGAGGCGTAGAACCAGTGGCCGAGTTGATGTTGTACTGATTACCAATGTTGGAAATCGACAACGAAGCATTACCTTGAATTTCATAAGTGATGTAAGCATCAGCCGTGAAATATGCGATAATGTTCGTAGCAACAGTCGATGCTGGCCAGAAGTTGCTGACGCGCTGACGACCCGTGTTATCGACGTATTCAACGCCCATAAACGAACCAATTAAACGATCACCAACAGCACCAGCGACAATGTAACCTTCGACCGACCCGGAATCACCGGAGAGGCCATAGCGGCAAGGCTGGTACTGATAGATCGAAGTACCATAACCCGATAGAATTTGGCCAGACATCGGACGTACCGTACCCGTTGCCGAGTAGATAGGGCGAAGGCCAAATGGACTTGCAGAAGAAGACATTCTTCGTTTCCTTTTTGGTTTGGTTAGAGCCTATCGGCTCATTGGGGACCGCAAAGCCGCCAACCCGTCACCCTCGTATATGTCTCCACCTAGCTGCTTGGCTTGGCTACGGATGAAATCCGCAGTATCAGCCAACTTCCCTTCCTCTGCTAAAGGCCGCTCATAGTGGGCTTCATTCATATATGCCTCATAAAGTTTAAGAGGCAGTTTGAAGGCCACCATTTCATTCACCCCGATACAGCCAGCATATTCACCTGTTTTAACCGAAGCGTGATCCCAACCGGGTACTTCGTGAGGTTCAATCGGTACGTATCCAAGGGAGCGACGAGAATGGATAGAGTCGCGGGGATTGGCTGTTGTCAGCCAGCATATGTGGTATCCGTTGATGTTAGGTAGGTCGGGCAAAGCGGATTGAAAAAAACTCTGCCTAAACATTGAAAGACGATCATCATCGCTGACATTTCTGTCCTCGGTTACAATACGATCTTCCATTTCCCGTGAGACGCGGTTTTCACCTTGTCCCTTTTTTAGACGTTCATCATTTGACATAATTTACTCCTTGAGGCTCAACGTGGATTTTGACGGTCGTACTGTTGGAACTGCTTAATGTAACGCTTGCGTTTTTCGGGATCATCCCACACACCAGCGTCTTGCAAAGCCTTTTTCCGTTCAGGGGTCAAATACACTTTATTATCACTTGTAGACGGACGGTTTGAATACTCGCCTCGACCCGTTACAGGTGGGACTGATCTTTTGCGCTCCCGGTCAGAGCCGACTGTCCCCAGCCGCTTCTTCACACGCGCATCAAGTTCTTCCCAATAATCCTCGCTAGAAGGGCTTACACCCTGCCTTTGAGCCTCTTTTGCCCATGCCTCGTCAATTGCGCGGGCAATTGCAGAATCTTCGTCGTCCCCCGAAGGGTTAAACCAAGAGTTTTTCTGCATCCATTGTTGAGCGTGTGTCTCTGTTCTTGGATCGAGAACACTAGACTTTTGCTGCAACTGCGGATTCGATAACCGCTTTTTAAGCTCTTCAGCTTCTCGAGCGGCGTATATGCTTTGTTCTCTGGCTTTTTGAGCAGCAACGGCTTTATCGCCATCGCCAGTCTCGAAAGCCTCCTTCAAGTCACGCTCTGCTTTGGCAATCTGTGCCATCGCGTAATTGTACCGCTGATCGGCGGTCTGAGCATCCGATTGGATATTGCGGGTTTCAAGAGCAGCTAACCGTTCTTTAGCTTCCAGCAATTCCCGAAGAAGGTGGGCGTTTTCTTCCCGAGTCTTCTTCATGTTTTCTTTTTGACGCTGCTTTTGCCGTTTCCGGCGAAGCTGACGGGCGTTTATCTCTTCGCCATCATCACCTTCTTCTTGCGCGTCACGCTGGTCAGATTCGAGGCGATCATCATCACCATCGTGATCTTCATCATCATGCCCTTCCTCAAGCTCGATGACTTCCATATCGTCTTCGTCGTCTTCGACAATTCTTGACTTTTCATTCATGGCGCGATCCTATCAGATATACGCTTGGACGGAAAGAGGGTCCGTCGTCACGTTGCCAATGATGTCAAGATCGTTGAAAATTACAAATTCAACTTTCTCTCCCTTAGTGCCGGGGATTTCCCGCCGCCATCTTGAGCCACCATACTTTGAAACGAATACAAAGTCACCTTCTTTGTACCACGCCCCTTCAGGCCAAAGCTCCATCGTGTTGCGGTTCCTGAAAGACAACGGCCCAGTAGCTATAACTTTTGCCACTTGCGTGTTGTCTTGCTCCGCATCTTTCGTGTAGTCCGAAAGAATAATGCTTCCAATTTTAGACTTAGGTCTACGTATCTGTACCAAAACCCTTGATCCCGTTGGCTTGATGCCAAAGTCCATCTCAGGAAATGCTTCATTAATCTCTGATAATGAAGGTGTCACCACGGCGCTTGTAACCATGATCGTCGTCCTCGCTCTCTTTATTCAAAGCCATTTCGATTGTCTCAACGGCTTTCATCAATCCGGAATAATGTCCGGTCACACGCCCATACTCAAAGGCATCTCGGTCGGCAGGGTGTGCCATCGCGCTTTCGGCAAATTCTCTTTGCTCTTTCTTTAGCGCGATTAACACCCGCTCGATTAGTGGGAAATCAGCAAGCCTTACCACCGCGCTTTAGTCCTTTCATAGACTTCTGGCGGTCATGTTTATCATCCATAGAGGATGCTTCCCAAGCCTTCATGGACATACCATGCTTCTTGGCCAACTTCTTGTCTTGAGCTTCGTCTTTTGCAGAACCTTCAAAAGCCATGCCGCCCTTTTTGAAAGGCATGGTTTTCTTGGCTGGCTGTTTAACTTGCTTGTCGCTGCTTTTTAACAAACCACCCATTGCAAAGGCGGTTGTTTTACCTTTTGGCTGTGGGATTGCTTTACCCATTGCCATCATTTTGTGCTGTCTTGTATTTGCGTTAGTCGATTCCATCGCATTTATCCTTTTGCTATGCCTGTACCATTTTTGAGGTTGGTACGATGCCCAGCCTCTAATTCAGACGCAGCAATAAGCATTGCCGTCTGGTTGTCTTCGCGGTTCATTTGTTCCCGCGCCTGAATTTCTAATTGTTTGTTTTGAGTATCAGAAGCAATCTTCTGCTGATCTGTTTGAGTCTTGGCTTGATCTGCCATAGCTTTGCGTTGTGTTTCAGCTTGCTGTGCTTGGATTGCAAGTTGAGTAGGATCGGGTTGTGGTGGTTGATACTGCTGCATCAATTGAATTGCTTGCTGGATAATTTGTGGAATTGAACCCAACGTGCGAGCAGCTTCAGCTTCTACATGAGCATCAGCTGATGCAAGCATCCGATCAAATGCCTGATCTACTTCAGCATTTTTAGGGTCCATAAGCATTGTAATATCATGCCCAACTGCGGCAGATGCAATACGAACCGTTTCCGTTACATACCAAAGAGCAATATGATCTTTAATATGGTTTAACATTGGTGGGATTACGACCGGGGCAATTATACGACTGCCACCCAACAATGGATTAGAAATATAGCTCAAATGAACTTGAATATGAGCCAAGTGATCTTGTTCAGGGAATGCCACAATAGGAGAACCCATTGTTGCAGCCACGTTTTCATTAACAGCATTTAACTTCTGAGGCTCTGGAACCTTTTTCAAAAGGCTTTTTGCATTTGGAATCTTGGTGCGATCAAGAATCATTTCCTCAACTTTACGCAAATCGTAAAGATCAGGCATTGCTTGAGCGCGTTGTTCAACAATCTGGAGCTGGGCAAACCGCTGCACTTCAGAAAAGATGTTAGGGTCAGATACCGGAATAACGTCCATTGGACCGTCAAAGTCCGACCGGCGAACCATTAACTCGCCTGTCTCGTCATAGACATCTACATCATCAAGGTATGTTTTATTAAGACGGTGTAAAACCTTTAAGGTGCGTCCCATTGCGTCATGTAGACGGGCGTGAATGGCGTTAAATACCACCATACCTTGCTCAATAAGGGCAAGCGTTGTTCCGACTGGAAGGCGATCCGGATTGTCCGAGATGTCTTCAAATGTCGTTCTAACTACACCCTTAGCAGCATCAACGAGGAACCCCATAAGGGTAAACAGCGTTTGTGACGGTCCGGGAAACGGCAGCTGCATAAATGTTTTGCGGATGTCGTCGTTATTGGGTGTACCTTCGACCTCAATAACCTGAGTAGGCTGGATGTTAAGGCTTTGACCGCCCCTTGATCCGCCCTTCAACTTCAGTCCCGTTTGTGAGTTTTGAATATGAGCGCTGTCCATAAGCGCACGAAGCGAGCCAGTGATAGCAGCTGATAGTCCACCAATCATATGGACAATGCCGATTGGGTATGCACCGCGCCAAGGGACAAACGGGAACTCGACAATCCAGTCAAGCGCAACACGGCGTTTATCGTCCATGTCCCAGTTGCGGTAAACGGCTAGAATTTCTTTTGATGCGCGGTCAATTGTGATGATGTACGGCGCAACTTCACCGTCGGTCTGGTCGTCTTCTTCAATTTCGCACTCGGCGTAAATTTCATATATTTCACGAAGGCCGTCATCATCATAGTAATCAAATTGCTCACGGCCTTCAATTTTGTCATTGGCTTTTTCCGCTTTGGTTTGTTCTGGTGCAGATGTAGCTTGAAGCTCAATGTCGCGGTATAGTCCAGACTTAACCCGGCGATCAAACTCAAGCTGGGTTACATTCTGACGGTGAGTCTTGCGATCAGCCGTATAGAATGAAGTAGCTGCATAAGGC